ATGGCATTGAATAATTTCTGCATGGTGGGTTTTAGGTAAAACAAAAGGCCCCCTTGCGGGAGCCTGATGTCGGTCTGTGTGAGAAACCTAAGCCGGTTATAACCGCGCTCAGAACTTAGCGCCAGCTTTGATGTTGACGCCGGTCTCTACTTCGCCAGTCATGAAAGAGACTTCGCCGTAAAGAGGACCGCTGCTGATACCGGCTTTGCCAGACAGTTCCAGCTCGCTTTCACCGCTGTCAGGAATGACAAGGGCGGGGCCAATCTGTACATAAGCACCATTGTCGAAATCGTAACCAACGTGCAAATCTGCAACCGCCGCACCAACACCAGACTCAGTGCCGACTCCGACGTTGATCTCAGGATTCACAAAAACGTCTGCGCGTGCAGACAGGGGCGCCAATGCAGCTGCGGAAGCGACGGCACCAATCACAAGACGTTTGATCATTTGGAAGAGCATTAACGTTTTCCCTGGCCACGATACTTCTTCCGCCCATGGGACGGTTTTGAATGTGATCCATTACCCTGTCGTGTCTTTTTTGGCTTGCTAGGGACAAAATTTTGCCCGCTAAGTGGCTTCGCCATTAGATCCCGTCAGTTGTATCCAAGTTCTGATACTTCAGGGCCAACCCGGTGAAAATTCCGTGTTGTGGATGTGACACCTGATCCCGGCCATCAAGGAAAAACAATTCCTCAAGCCATAGGACCCGTGACTTTTGCGCGGCTGTATCAGAAGCCCCGTAGCTGGCGGAGATCATCGGATCAGGACGTTGCATCAAGCTTCTGCCTAAAAAGCAACCTTAACGAGAGCCCTCAACCCATGCACGGCCTTCAGCACTGAGTCGCGACAAAACATCATTGTAGCTGTCATCAGAGGCAACGTTTCTAAGAACCTCCATGTCTGCATCGCTCAAATTCGCAGAATCTAGTTCGTCTGATTCTGCTGCCTGCCAAGATGTAGTGGCTTCATTCCAAAAATAAGAGCGTCCGTCCGTTGGTGCTGCAACAGGTGGTTCCCAATCAGCAGCAGAAGTATTAAGCACCCAGCTTGCGTAAGGCTTTGGCCCAACAAAGATGTCATCACTTTCGTGATAGCTATAGCCAGGGCCCGCATATTTGCCCCTGGTGGTTTCATCTCTAAAAGTTTCTTTGCATGTCATACCTAAACGCGCAGCGAAATCTGATTCACTTGCTGCATCTGGCACAGGTATAACCTGCACAACAACATCATTTTCATCTAGAAAAGCGAAATATTTCATCAGGTGTAGCTCCAAGAAACAGTGCCAGATCCTGCAGTAAAAGTTGTCACTTTGTCTGAGCCATCAGTTGCAGTTGATCCAGTTAGGGCTGAGGCTGAAAAACTAATTGTCAAAGTATTTGGATAGCGCAAAATCACTGTACCGTTTTGACCTGATCCAGTATTGTGGCCGCCACCACCAGCGGCAGACTGACCTGTCCCATTCGATCCTTCTGCGCCATTTGCTGTAGTGCCTCCGCCTCCGCCAGCTCTGGTAACGCTACTTCCAGTAATTGAAGACGCAAGGCCAGCCCCACCAGTAGATCCAGATGGTGCTCCACCAGCTCCGCCTCCACCTCCACCGGCAAGAGTTGAACCATCGTCACACCAAAATTTGTTTGTGGTTGAATTGCATAAAGATGTGTCCCTAGGAATGATGGCTCCTGATACAGCAGCTCCGTCAGTGCCTTGATTAGTTGTGCCAGTTCCTGGACTTACGGAGGTTGCGGTTGTTGATTGTTTTAACCAATTTGAGCCACCGCCGCCACCAGATCCACCATTCCCGGCAGCTGCGGAGCCGCCACCCTTGCCGCCTCCGATAGCTGTCAGCGAAAACGCAGAACTATTTGCATCGGTTCCAGAGAAAACAGAATTGCTGCCGTTTGTAACTACTGCGCCACCAGCGCCAACTGTCACAGTGAAATTAGTATCAGGGTCACATCTTTTGGCTGCGAGGCCAGAGGTATTGCCGCCACTTGATTCTGATCCAAATGAATTCAGATAACCTCCGGCACCGCCGCCACCAACAGCAACATTGTTTTCGCCTTCTGATGTTGCTCCGGTCGCACTACCACTGCCACCCCCGCCAGCTATCACAAGAAAATTTACGTCGAACGCACCTGAGACCCCCCAATTTTCTCCATGCGTAGCACTGGCTCTTCTTTCCCTTGCTTCAGTAATAGACCATGCACCGCTTGTGCCAGAATAATCGTCACTGACGCCGATAAAGTTGGCAGTTGTTTTATTAGCCATTAAGTAATTTCTAACACGCTCACCGTAACATCAAGATCATTGGCAGTTTCTGCCTGTGCTCTGATTTTTTGTGATTGCGTAAGTACTACCTTGTTGACAATGACCTCAACACTTGCCCCTGCTGGCACATCTAAGGCTTTGCACAGAAAGCTTTGAAGGGTGTTGCTGCTATCCGTAATCCGAATGTCGATCGTACATGCGTCAGTGCCATCGACATTGGCGACCATGCAACTAAGGGCAATAGCCACATTCCCAGACGCTGTCGGCGCTTGGTAAATGTCAGTCTCGTTTGTTGTGCTGAGCCTGACGGATGCGTTGTCGAATGTTTCTGCCATAGGATCATCCTAACGCGATTGCAAGGCCAAGGCTTACGCCGGCATCCGGTATTGTTCCATTGGCAGCGGCAGTAATTCGGCCTTGTGCATCGACAGTGATGTCAGCTGCAGTGTAACTGCCAGCAGTAACAGCAGTGTCGTCCAAACTCAATGTGATTGTGCCACTGCTTGTAATAGGGCCTCCTGAATCAGTTAAGCCGGTGCCGCCATCAACAGCAACACTGGTCACTGTTCCGCTAGCTGCAGAACCACTTGACGCAGCAGTGATACGGCCTTGCGCATCAACAGTGATGCTGCTCAGTGTGTAACTGCCAGGCGTTACGGCGGTGTTGGCAAGCTTATCTGCTGTTACAGCATCGTTAGCCAGCTCAGATGTGCCGATTTCACCGTTTGCAGCGGCAGTGACACGGCCCTGCGCATCAACAGTGATGTCAGCTGCCGTGTAGCTGCCAGCCGTGACACTTGTGTCGGCCAACTTATCAGCTGTTACAGCATCGTTGGCAATCTCGCTAGTGCCGATCGTGCCTGATGCAGCGGCAGTGACTCGACCTTGTGCATCAACCGTAATATCAGCCGCTGTATAGCTCCCGGCAGTTACTGCTGTGTCGTCAAGGCTGACGCTGATTGTTCCACTGCTAGTGACTGGTCCGCCTGTTGCCGTTAGGCCAGTGCCCCCTGAAACATCAACGCTAGTAACCGTTCCGGCAGTGCCTGCAATCTCAATGCTGCCTGCGCCATTGGTGATGGTGATGTTTGAGCCTGCCGTGAGCGTGGCTTTGCTCAGCGTGTTGCCAGTGGTATTGCCAATCAGCAGCTGACCGTTTGTGTAGCTGGTTTGGCCAGTGCCGCCTTTATCAACGGCAATCGTTGACGCTGACCAAGTACCTGTGGCAATCGTGCCAACGCTTGTCAGGCTTGAACTGACAACAGCACTCCCCAGGCTGGTGGCGTCTAAGACTTTTGTGCCAGCGATCTTGAATTCCTTGCCGCTTGCGATGTTGACGTGCTCAGAGAAGTCCCAGCTATCAGTGCTATTTGTCCAAACAATCGTGTGATCTGTTGCACCTTTCAGCGTGATGCCGCCACCGTCTGCCGTCACATCAGATGGCGTGGCGACTGTGCCTAGCTCGATGTTTTTATCATCAACTTGCAGCGTTGTGCTGTTGATTGTGGTTGTTGTGCCATTAACAGTGAGGTTCCCGGCAATCGTGACGTTGCTATCGAACGTGCCAACACCAGTGACATCGAGGGTCCCGGCAATGTCAATGTTGGTGTCGAGTTTGGCTGAGGTGATTGAGCCGTCAGCAATCTCACTTGTTCCGATCGTGCCAGAGGCTGCGGCTGTTATCCGACCCTGTGCATCAACAGTGATATCAGCCGCCGTATAAGACCCTGCCGTAACAGAAGTGTGCGCCAGCTTGTCTGCCGTTATGGCGTCGTTTGCAATGTCTGCAGTCGCCAGCGGGTATGCGCTGACCTTGGTGCCATGGATATACGCAAGCGATGTCCATGCCGTGGACCCATCCCCAACCTTGATATATCCCGTGTCAGTCTCGTAGCCAATTTCACCCGCTTTCAATGTCGGGTTTTGGGTCGTCCAATTAGCGGCTGTGTCCCGGCGTTGTTGCTGAAAAGCGTTAAGTGTGATCGTCATGCTGCTAGCCCTGCTGTGATGACGTAATTGCGTGCCGGTGTAGCAGAAGCGCTGCCACTGTCAACATTGTATTCCCTGCTGTCTGCTGCGCTTGCAGAAAGACCGTCAATGACAAGCTCGCTGATGTCGATCGCATGGCTCACCAGTTCAACGTCAACAGCCCAGCGGCCGACAATCCCATCAGAAATTGTTGGCGGTCCTGCATAGCGCCAAGCATAAGTATCGACCAAGCCGATTGGCGGCGTTGTGTATCCGTTCCAAACCTCGGCAGATAAAAAGAAAATATCAAAAGTTCCCTGGCGATCTATGTAGTGATCCTTGATCAGGTTCAGCTGTGTTTCCGTCAAGTTCGTATAACCGAGAGACAGCGTTTGCTCCATTCTCCGGTTGCCGCGCCTGAACCCTGTGTTGACGCCCGACAAGCTGACTTGAATTGACTGCGGCACGTCTCCAGACGTGAAAGTACGAACAGAAGGAACAAGAGCTGGGAAAGTCATGGCTAAATTGGGATTGTCACAAGCTCAACGCTGATGTTGTAACGCAGAGGCGCTGCAATGCTCACATCAAACGCCCCTGCATATCTCCATTGATAGTCTGATGCACTCACAGGCGGTGTTGTGTAGCCAGACCAGATAACACTAGGCAAATCAAAGGCAATCAAGCTGCCTTGCTGACCATTGAAGTGATCAATGATCTGCTTTGCCTCTGATTCCGTCAAATACTCATAGCCTAAATTCAAGAGCTGCTGGACCCGATCAGCACCCTGCACAAATCGAACGCCAACACCGCTCACGCTGTCATGAAGTAGCTGAGGCGTGTCGCCTAGGCCAAAGGACCTAGTTGTTGGCTCTAAAGAAGGAAAGTTAGCCATCAGATCGTAGTGAAGCTGCCGCTCAAAATTTCATTGCTGATTTTGCTGATATTGGACGCATTCAAAGGAAAGTGATCAGCAGAGATTGCGCTGACGCCATTTGATTTATGAACTATGTTCGTGACTTGGTAGTAGTCGATTTCAGTCCTGTCATCTCCAAGAGTATTCTTGCGTTGCCTCTGAACCTTAATTACATCATTGACTGTCAGCGATGAAGTCAATAAAGGCGTTTCAAAGCTGATTGCATGCGTTGAGTGTTTTCGCTTGGCTAGCTGATATTTTGCATACAACTCAGCATGGGCTTCACTTGTGCAGCAGTCAGTCATGTCAATCTGCTCTACAGGGACATCATTTGATACTGTGGAAAATCTCACTGTTCTTGTTTTCTGCAGTCCAACTCTTTCCTTTTTAACTTCCCTGAAGGCCACAGAAATCTGAATGTCACGCCGCGAGTCGGCCGGATCGTATTGCTTTTGAAAGCTGTCAGGCAAAATGTTTGCCTCAGTAAATGTTGCGCTAGCAGTCAAAGCCGTGCCATCAATCTGATTCCCTGCTGTGAGTGGCAAAAGGGGCCTAAAGGCATAACGCCCGTTCTCAGAAACGAATTGCAAAAGAAAAAATGGTGCCATTGTTGATATAAAATCAATAATGTTCACCGATTGCTCAATCATGCCATTGAACAATGCACCAATGTTCGTGTTAAAGGTTGCCAACGTTTGCAGATTGCTTGTGTCAATTGGAGACGCAATATCAGCGCTAGAGGTATCTGAACGCTTGATAATTGAAAACAAGTGCATGGCAAGGTCAACAAACTGATTGCTTGCTCCAGTTGTGCCTGGCGTGCCTGCGCTATATAGCGGAACCTTTACGCCTTGATCAATGTAAACAGAAAGCTGCCGCGTGGTGGTTTTGTATTCGCCTTGGTCTGCGTTGCTTTCGTCGTAGATGTTGCCTTGTATTTCTAAAAAAGTGATGTCTGCGTAATCTGTAAAATCAAAACCTGACCCTGGGTTTGTCGGATCGGAAACCGGGCTTGCTGCATATTCAGAGACAGAACCACCGAGTGTTCCAGTTGTTGCAGGGTTTGATGTATTGACTTGATTGTTAATTGTGCCGTTTGTATATTTTTCGTTGACCGGGTTGCTTGTGCCGAAAGGAACTCCATAGACGACAGAATGCGCAGATGTGCCAAATAAAGTTCCAAGTGTTGCGCCTCGGTCAATAGTGCCAACAGCAAACCCACCGATCAAGGTTCCTGATCTAGGGTTGCGGTTGAATCTGAATACATAAGAGCTAGGGTCACTCACACCAAGAGATGTAAAAAATGCAGACGTTACATCAGTTCCCGTCACAGAATCCCATGCCTGATAATTATCTCCAGTAAATTCAATAACACTATTACTTGTATCACCGCTGCCGATGGTCAAGAAAGCGTTGTTTGTGTGTGATGATTCAAAATCTCGTCCGTACTGCACAAAGCCTGAGGTTTTCCGAATCTCACCAATAAAATAGTTTGAATCAAAGTCGCAAAAAATCTTGCCGCTTGTTATTGGGCAGCTGCTGGGAGAGCTAGCCATTGAAGACGCTGATGAATAGTATTTGTTGATTGTTGGAATCGTGCCTGTTCTTCCTTGAATCTGGTCGGTGCCTACATAGGTATTTGTCGTTGCAGGGGTGCTAACAATCTCACCCTGACTCAAAGGATACAAAAAGATTCCGACAAAATTGTATGAACCTTGTTTTGACAAGGGAGGTTGCAGCCATACGCCGCCAACGCTGCCAACTCTTTTGCAAAAAACAATCGGCACAGTGTCACCGGCTGCTGCTGTCTTCTGCTCTTCCCCCTCAATCTTAATAACTCTAGGCTTTTTACTGTTCTGAACTGCGTCATCGCTGCGCTGGGCGATATTGACAAGCTTTGAGGGAACTTGGCGAACCTTTTGCTCTTGCGCCTTTTTTCTCAGTCCAGCAACAAACGCATCTCTTCCACGGCCTCCCCTTCTGCCGCTGCCCTTTTTGCCAGAGCCAGAACTTCTAGCAGCGAAGGTCATCTGTTTAAAGGACCGTATTGTTGAACGATAACAGCCAACTCCATTGCGGACACAGCGAATGCACCACCAAGAGCCTGCGTCACGGCACGCTCACCGTCAAGAAGCTCACCGTTGCTGTCCAGATAAGCGTATGCACCCTTATAAATCGTCAGGCTGCAGCCTTCACGAGTCACGCCATCAGCGCAAACAACTCTGAAGTCATCACCGAAAATGTTGTCGTTCATGGGACGTGCGGACGTGTTTTGTTAAGCATATTGGCCGTAATTTTTCGCGTCGGTACTTGCGGATTTCTTTTGTTAATTGCAGGATTGACAGTCCAAGACACTGAAGTGTCAGAGAGACTTGATTCCTGAATGCTGCCGATATAGCGGGCTATTCGCACCGCACTAGACGGATCAAATGCGTCACTGCCTGCTGTTTGAATATACAAGCTTGCTATTAAAAGATTATCTGCCGCCATTGCATCATCTGTGATATCAATGATTTCAGCAGTTGCGGCCAAGTCAACAGTTAAGTCATTGATGCTCGCTGCATCACTTGAGCCAAAACCGTCAACATCAAATGCCAAATAATAATATGTTACGTCAGATTCAGAATCTGCGGAGCCCAACTCCTGACCTTCTTGGTAAAAATTTTGCCACTGCTTTGTAGGCGTTCGAACTCCACCACTGATCACACTTGTGCGATCAGAAAAGTATTCCATGAAGCAGAGGATATCGTAATTGGTAGACATTAGATATCGAGCCCTGCGCGAATCATGTTATCTCGCCTAATTAGATCTAAGGTTTGCTCGACACCCGCTTGCACTGCTGCTGACATGTCCTGTGCAGTAACAAAGTTTTGACCATTCATTTGAGTCACTGGCCCTGTTTGAATGCTGACGCTGGCAGATGGAGAAACAAAACCACCCTCTGCGAACCTAGGAATGGCACCAGGGCCACGAACGCCGTTCATGATGTTCTGAGCAAAACCCATGGCCTTGCCCGCCGGGACGATGTACTCAGGCCCAGCCTCACCAACTAATCCGAGTGTTGGCCCAGTAACCATTCCGCCTTTTGCAAATCTAGGAATGCTGGGAGAAGGCAAGAGAGGAATCTGAGGCAGATTTAATTGTGCAAGTGCATTGTTTGCTCCCCTAATAACGTTGTTAATAGCATTAACAACAGAACGGACTGCATTGCCAACACCGTTCAGAATGCCATTCACAATTCCTCTGATTGTGCTGGCAGCAGCTTCAAATGGTCCTCTCAAGGCTTTGCCAATCTGGCTCAATGTACTAACAAGCCCGTTGAAGACAGACTTGCCGCCTTCAATGACTGGCTGCACAAACACATCGTTAAAAACTTGTGCAGCATCTTTAATTGTGTCTCCAATCGCCTGGAAGGCTTGGCCTATTTCATCCCTGAACGTAAAGATTGCAGCGCCAGCCGCTACAGCTAACGCGACCCAGCCAACAGGGCCAGTAAATACAGCAGCAAGAACGGGAGCTAAACCCTGCACTGCAGCCACCACCGGACCAATAGCAGTAACTAAACCACCTAACAGAGGCCCAATAGCTGTAATTGCAGTGACCAATGGAGCAAAGACAAAAGCAACAGCAGCAATACCGCCGAGAGCCACAATCAAGCCCTGCACTGGACCTGGCAATGCAGTGAAGCCAGTTACTAAGCCTTCAATGACAGGGACAATGGCTTCGAGTGCTGGCAGTAATGCCTCAGTCACCTTTAAAGCAAAATCGCCCAGCTTCTCCTGCACGCTTTCGAGCTTGTCATTAAAAGCAGCTGCTTTGTCTGCAAAGTCCTGTGTCAACGCCGTGCCCATGTTCCGCACAGCATCACCGCCGCTATTTAGCAAAGGGATCAGCTCTGAACCAATGCGGGTTCCAAATATTGTTGACGCCAGGGCCGCTTTGTTAGAGCCATCCGCCATGTTGTTAAAACGATCAGCGATGTCAAGCATCACTGCGTCTGTGCTGCGTAAATTGCCCTCCGCATCTGTGATAGAAACACCAAGCTCTTTAAAGGCGTCAAACATCGGACCCTTCCCAGTGTCCGCAGCTGTTTTCATGTTCTTTGTCAGCGCCGGGAAAGCACGTTCAAGGCTCTGAATGCTTGTGTCACTCAGCTCAGCAACCTTGCGGAACTTGTCTAACGTCGGCGCTGCAATGCCTGTTCGCTGCGACAGCTTGGACATTGAATCAGCAGCGTCAAGATTGCTTTTCGCAAAAGCTGCAATCCCTGCCACTCCAAGGACAGGCAAAAAACTGCGCATTGCTCCAAGCGCACCAGACGCAGCGCCACGCAAGCGGCCCATGGCCGTGGTTGCTCTATTCGTCTGTCCCGTAACCCGCCCTAATCCTTTTTCTAACCCGCCAATCTGACTCTGACCAACGACATTCGCCTTGATAGTCAGCGCGGTGGTCATGTCCATAGCCATGGCTATTTCTCGCGCTGATTGAGGGTCTCAACCACTGTAGCTTCGATGGTCTGCAAATCATCGAGCATCTGAAGCGGCTCTTTGACCTCATACAGGTCAAACACCCAGCGCACTGCGTTGTAATCAAGCCCGACAATTCCAGAAGAGCCAACACGCCATTGGGTCTGCAGCCTTAAAAACATGCAAACAGCAGGCCATGCGGCAGGAATCACCTCAAAATCCTCAACGCGCTTTTTGTCTGGCATCTCAAGGCCAAACAACTTCGCGTCTTCTGCTGTGTCGTCGATCTCTATGCCGCCAGCCCAATACTTAGCGGCCCCGATTAGTTTCCCCGCTTCTCCTCCACAAGCGAGTTAAAGAAAGCCTCAATCAACGTGCCGGCCATCATTGGCAGCTCTAGCAGCTGTTCCTTTGTGCGGCGCGTGAAAGGCATCGGCTCACCTTCACCGTCAACGATGCCCTCCCAGCCGACCAAAACCTCATCAGCAATGCTCACGTCAGAGATGTCGACCTCCTCGCCATCAATGCGTTGCTGCACAAGCTCTTGAATCTCAGTGATGCGAGATTGAGGCAGACGCTTAAATTCTGCCTCAAACTCTTGCTTCTCTCGCCGCCCTCCTGATACAGGTTGCCGATAAATAATCGGCCAGCTGTAGGAATCAGAGTCCTTAAGGACAAGCGCCATTAGGTGTAAACCAAACTGAATTCATTATTGCCCGCTGATGTTGGCGTGGCAATGTAAGGCAAAGTTAGCATCTGAATGCCATCTTGATCGCTGTAAGAAGGACCGCCAAGGTCAATTTGTGCAGCAGTAAACGTGGCAATGTTGCCAGCAGTGCTTCCGTGCTGGAAAGTCAGGTTTCCTGTGCTGCTGCCAGTGGCTGCAGTGAAGAAGTCCTTAGTGGCAATCGTTGTTGCCTCAATCACGCACTCACCAGATGGAGCACGGTTCACAACGTCAATGCTCTTGGTGCCGCCAACTAATTCGCGGTAGATCACCTCATTGGCCAGCTCAAAGCTCAAGGACTGCACTGCGCCGCTGTAGCTGAACACCTGGAAGCTCGACGAGTTGCCGTTCTTAAACACCAGCGGGTCAGCCTGATTGGCATAAGTTGGCGCACTGATCGAAACGTCAGAGGGAGCATTGAAGACGCCGGTCATCTCAAAAGAGATAAACGGGATAGCTCCAACTTCAGCGTTCAACGTGAAAGTGCCACGGCAGCCAGTGGCCTTATGCAGAACGCCATCATTGTTGAAATAGATAGTGACTGACTTGGGCGTTGCGTCACTGTTTGGCGCGTAGGTAACGCTTGTTGAGGAAACAACGGTTTCCGTGCAACGGCAAGCCTGCAACAAAGGCCCATAAGCCGGAGCAGTACCAGCAGAGCCAGAACCGGCCAGTTCAACCTCAAAGTTAATCAAAACTCGCTGCTGTGCCAGCAGCTGATCAGCCTGGCCCAGGAAAGGACGAATCAGCTCACGATTGACCGTGTCAACCTCGAGCGGAGTTACTTCAATGTTCCGCACCAAGATCGCATCACTACCGACAACAGGGGTCGGGTCAGTGCCCACAGTCGTTTCCAGCTTGGCTAGCAGTAGCCGCTTACGAGATAGCAGTGGCATGACTAGCCAGCAGGTTTCCTAAGTCGATCTTAGCAAGGTCAACCAGAGCTGAGATCTGTCAATAGCGTCCGGTATTTCACAACAAAGTTCATGCCAATCACGCCAGCAGGTTGATCAGCATCGATCTGCTCAAAGCTCACAGAGCCTGGCTCAACGTCGATTGCGTAACCGCCTGCCGTCAGGTCATTCATCATCTTGCTGTGAACGTCTTCCACGATCGGATCGGCCGCGTTATCTGGCACAGCAGAGCGAACAATGATCGACACACGAACGCCCAGACTCCAGTCCAGACGGTCAAGCCGCAGGCTGTATTCAGGCGTATCCCCTGTCGGCTCAATCACAATCGCTGGCGACTCACCGCGACTCAACGGCACAACACGGCTGCGATAGATGCGCGTTCCAACCTGCACCGTGCCTGCAAGGCTTGAGGCAATATCAGCCAGGATTGATTCGCGCTTAGTCGTCATGTTTTTTGTAGTGCAATCTCAACAAACTTGCCATCACCGATAGGGCGGTTCTCTCTTACGGTGTAACCGGTGCCATCGACAGTGATTGCGTCACCACTGATAAGCGTTCCAAAATTTGAATGTCGAGCAGTGAGGGAATAGTCCGTTGAAAGGACCATCCCCCCAGCCACCACCTCACCGGGCATGTCGAGTATTCCGTTAGCTGTTGTGGAGCCAGCTGTACAGCTAACTCCAAAGTCAGCCATGAAAACGTCGAGATCCTCAGTGATTGCCATGATCAGCCGTACTTCTTAGAACCAAGAGCAACAACGCTCAGAGCGCCAGCGCCAGTGCCACCAGCAACGGTGATGACGGCACGGATGTAACGCTTAACCTCATCACTGTTAATGCGAAGGGTTTCAGTCAGTGCGGTGTTGGCAGTCGTGGTCGTGAAGGCCAGACCAGAAACATCACCAAAGGTGCTGTTGTCTGCAGAGTCTTGGATCTTCACGGCGTAGGTGATGCCAGAGCCACCAGCTTCAGCATCAAGTACGGCCATGATGTCGCCCTCGTAATCGACGAGATCGACGCCAGTACGGTTGGCAGTGGCAGTGACCACATCACTCGCCGAAAGCGACAAAAGCGTGGTTTTAGTGCCGAGATTTTGCACGGTCATGATTGTTTAGCCCTCCGGCGTGTAGTGGTTTTCGGTTTTGCCTCTGCCTTAGGCGTTGGCGTTTCCTCAGGCT